TGAAGATCGCAACAAGCAAGGCTTCAACTGGAACAATCTGATGCTACAGCGTTGGACTGATCACAACGGTGATGAACATCGTGTCAAGGATGATTATGAACGCAACAAGACGCTGATTGATCTCCGAGCGCAACCGGCAGAAATCAAGACTGCGGTCGATAGTGTTATCAAAGAGAATGTGCGTACAACTACGACACCGCAGGTAGGCATTCATCTTATGAAGTTCTGTGGCAAGTACGAACTCACGAAGATTTCGGAGCAGGCTGAGACTTATTCAAAGTGGCTCAACAACCCATATAAAGGAATTCTGAATGCCGATTGATCCTGTTCTTCTCTGTAAAGACTGCATTCACTCTCGTATTTCTACTTACGCCAAATACAGCAGTTATATTTTCGAGTGGAAGGCTCCGAAATCACATTGGTATAAGTGCGCTAAAACCTTTGAACCGGGGCATGAAATTATTGATCCGGTTACCGGTTATGAAAAAGTTAAGGCTAAAATGACTTACTGTGAAATATCACGTAAGCATGGTGATTGCGGACCTACTGCAAAGTACTGGAAGCCGAAGCATAAGAAAGATTTATTTAAAATGTTGACAAAGGAATCATATGACTGAACTAGTCGCAAAACCAATCGTTAAGAACCAGTTTTGGATCGTCACTGACGGTAACAAGAAGGTCGGCAATATCGAAGCTAACAACGCTGGATACGGTGTTCAGCTTAATGGCACTTCGTTGCAATTCAACAACACTGATGAGTTGAAGAAGAAAACTCATATTCGATTTGAACCTATCAAGTCAAACAATACGAAGGCTTCACTTCCGTATCCTGAGTATCCTACTACTTCTCGCATCTATAACTCACTTTTTGATGTTAAGCGAGGACTACATCTTTTCACTAAGACACGTAAATCTAAGTGTCAACATGCAGCAGGTTGGTTTGTGATGGATCAAAACGGCGTCAAGGTTGTTGTTTTTTGTCCCAAATACATCTTTATCCAACGTTATCCGTACTCCGGTCCCTACAAAACGGAAGCGGAAGCGACAGTTCAGATAAATACATAATGATGCATATCAACCGATTCATGGATAAGATGACCGTAGCAGACGGTAAACAAAGCAAAGATTTAGTTTTGCCCATGACGGATGCCCGCGGATTGCGTGATGATATCATTAGGTTGCTTTCAGATTTACATGAGATGTCTAAGAATAAAAATCAAGATGAGGTACTCCAAGTCGAAATTAGAGGCGGGTCATTCAAGTGAGTAGAACCCAACCTAATGTACTGCTAGAGTATGTAGACAAGAATACCTACAAGTGTGACCAGATTGTAGAGGCAGCAGGCATTTGGGCCGTGTTCTATGATGATCAACCTATCAATCTCAAGTCTTCTCATTATCTCGCAAATGATGCTGCTCCAAAGTATAAAAAGACTAGCTTCTCCAATCCAGGACATGCTAGAAATCTTTGCCGTAAGTTGAATGCACAGTTCAAGACAGACAAGTTTACTGTCGTCTTCATGAATTCGGGACGCACAGTTTATCCCGATGACTTATCCTAAAACTAAAACTGAAATTGTCAAGACTATCCTGACTGAAACTCAGGATGATCCTGATTTTCCTTGGAACAATCATGAACCTGACAAGCTGATATTTGAATGGTTTGTCACAGGAAGAAGGGGAGAAGGTCTTAGACTAACTGATGTTGGTGCTTCTGCCTTCACAAAAGCAAACATTGCTCACTACACGTTTGACCTTAAGCAGGACTCTAAATCGTTCTTACCTGCAAAGAATTGGGAAAGTTATGCTATGCTTCTAAACAAGAAGATACATTGTCCTTATTATATAGGTGTGAGCATCGATGAGAAGAAAAAGAAAAAACCATATATTAGAATCTACGATCACAAGATTGCTATGCTCATGACATTATACGGTACAGTAGATGACTATTTGGAATCAGTAAAATAGTATTATTTTATGTTCGCACTTGCAGCATAAATAAACTCGTAGCACGTTGCTACTCACACACACAGGAGAAACAAATGAAGAATATCGCAGTGAGCCTTTTAATGGCTCTAACTCTATCAACACCGGCACTTGCTGCTAACCCCGCTCGATTTGAAAGAATGGACCTTGATAAGGATGGTTTTGTCACACTAGACGAAGCTAACACTGTCTGTAAGGTAAAGCCTAGCATCTTCAAGTATGCAGATGAAAACTCCGATGGCAAGTTGTCGAGCAAAGAACTTCGCAGTCACTTTTCTCTTTTTCAACGTTGCTGATAGGAGAATAATAACATGATTAAGAATTTCATCGATAATACTATTGACGCCTTTCAAACTTCAAAGAAAATCTTTGTTGATACGGTAGTTAAACACGAAGGTCTTGCATCTTCTCTCAACAAATTTGTTGATACACAGACTGCATACACCAAGAAGGCAGTTGATGGTGCGTTTGAGGTCAGTCAGGACCTTTATAAGGTTGTCACTGATAAAGCATTCTATACCGATCTAGTAAAGAATGCACAAGATAGCGTACAAACTATTTTCCCTAAAAAGGAAAAGTAATATAAATGATTAAGAATTTTTTCAAAAAGTTATTGGAGATTTGGCTCCAAGGACTGTACATCAATGGACGAAATGAAGTAGATAGACAGGAGTCTATGATGTTGGTAATAAGAAGTTTTAATCAAAAAGATCGATCTTTATAATCGATTACGTTAATATAAATAGGAAATACTAATGAATATTATTGCATACATCGGACTAGTTAATATTGCTATTCCGTTTGGTTTAATGTTGATGGATGAAATAAAAACGTCCATCGGAGGACACAATGGATAACAAACTACCGAGTTTACCTGAAGTAAAATTTAACAAGAACGGATATGAAATCCGTACTGATATTCTTTCAATGGCAAAGTCACTTGTAGCTGAAGAATATCATGCCAAGTATATGGGATGGGAAGTAACGCAACAGCGTGACCCAAAGACCGGGCAGCTTGTCACTACAGTAGGTATGCCGGAGTTTCCAGGGTTAGAGAAGGTTCTCGAAACTGCACAGAAGATGTACGATTTCGTAAACAACCCAACTAAGAAGTAATCTTTATCAACGGGGAGAAAATGCCTGATTCGTCAGGCATTTTTTTTTGGATAAAAAAGGTTGACATTGACTCTGATTTTGTTATGCTGAGTGTATAGCAAGGAGATAGCAAATGGCACAAGTTAATGTTAAGTTTCGTGTTCACGGTGTAGATTCAGAGCGTGGTTGGGGCCGCGAATATTGGCACGTTGATTTCGATACCCGTCCCGAAGCTGAAAAGTTTATGGCAGACACTAATGCTAAGAACACTGCTACGTATGCCCCTGACTTCTACAGCCAAGCAAATAGCATCGAAATGATCGAAGCATAAAAATCGTACCCGAGGTCATTTTTCGGTTGACTTCGGGTACCCATTTTGCTATAAAGAATACATCAAGAGCAAACAGAGAGATTGATATGTTTTACGTTGTTATTAGTGAAGATGGTTTTTGCTACATTCCTACTGTCACGATTGTTGACCATGCCAACATCAAGTCATATCGCGGCAAGACGCTACCAAGTGTTGTTAGTCGCAATCTTGTAGCTAACGTGCTTGATCGCGGTACTGCTATTTTTGATTGCAGCAACGCACGGGAAGCCCTGAACCTAGCGTGTGATATCTATAAGAAGATGCCCCGCTATCGTCGTCAGATTGGGTATCTTACTGATACTAAGAACCCTGACGTTGTTCGCTATAAGGGTATGCACTCTAAGGGTGCTGGTATCTGGGAATCAGAAGTCGCTGACAAGTATCTCTAAAGGAGAAATATAATGTCACTGGATGTTTATCTGACTGCTGTTCGCCCGACTGAGGTATACAGCCGCAACATCACGCACAATCTGAACAAGATGGCTATGGAAGCTGGCATCTACGAGGCCCTGTGGCGTCCCGAGGAGATCGGTATCGTTCGTGCTGACCAATTGATTGAACCTCTGACGGTTGGATTGGAAAAGCTGAAGGCGGATCCTGAACACTATCAGAAGTTCAATGCCCCCAGCGGTTGGGGAATGTACGAACACTTCGTTCCTTTCGTTGAGGACTACCTGCAGGCCTGTAAGGAAAACCCAGACGCAGAAGTCAACGTAAGTCGTTGATTCGTAAGAGCCAAAATAATTCACTTTTTGGTGAAAAAAGGCTTGACTTCGGGTACCCGATTTGCTATTATACATCATAAGCTGAGAAAAAGGAACTGAACATGTCGAACGAATTGAAGCAGTATCTTGATCGTGCTAACACTCTGGGCAAGCTTTTCGGTGAGAAGGAGTACGACCTCAACAGTGCTGTTGATCGTCGGCGCCTCGCTGAGAAGCTGGATTGCGATCTTAGCCCTGAGAATCTGTCCTGCGACGGCGAACTGCGCGGTGAGGCACTTAAGCGTAAGTACACTCTGTTGACTCGTGCGCTCAAGCAGCTTGAAGCCCTTGAGGATCATGAACTGAAACATGCGATGTTCAAGTAAGTCTTGAGTTTTTCTTAAAATCGTTTACACACTGAAAAAAGGAAATTTGTATGGTTAGCGTTATTGTTGCTTTCATTTTTGGAATGGTTGTGATGGACTTTATGTGGGCCTACAAGATGGGCATCCCTCAGGCCATGTGGCGTCGTTGGAAAAATCGCAAGCCTCGCATTTAAGGCTTGACTTCTTCGCAAAGAAGTAGTAGATTAAGATCATAGATTGAAGCAAAGGAACTAGTACATGGCTCGTTATCAGGCTCCTAAGATTTCTTACTCGACCATCGAAGTGTTTGCTGCTGCTTGCGCTGCCCAGCGTATCAACGGTGAATACCTCAAGGACGACAAAAATCTTTATAATGCTGACGGGCATGTTGCTATGACTTTGAATATCGCCAACAAGAAGCTGACTTCTAAGTTTCTGCAAGGCGATTTTGAAATCACTGATGAGGATCGTGAACAGGGGCAAGAAGTACGTCAGTACTGCCACTCTCTTACGTTCAAGATCCTGCAGGGAAAGACTCTGAGTGACTTTGAGCAGACCATGCTCAAGATTGCTGACAAAGAGACGGTTGACAGTTTCTATGACATTGCTGTTGTTTCGTCTCTCCCTGCTTCGTATGAGCGTTCTAAGGCTCGGCTTGAGCAGAGCAATCGTCTCCGCGATCATCAGGGCTGTCTGAATCAGGCAGAGGGTACTAAGGTCGATCTTGAAATCGAAGTCGTGCGCTGCAACTATAGCAATAACTGGGACACTTATTATGTCACTGCTATTGTTGAAAATGCTGTAGTGTTTTTTGCGTTTCGTGATCAGATTGAAATTGGTTCTAAGATCCGTGTCAAGGGTAAGGTTAAATCCCACAAGGAAGATCGTACTCAACTTAGCCACGTGAAGATTGTATAAGAGTTAACCTTAAGCGTCTGTGAGTCCCGAGTGGTCTTTCGTATATTGGGTCTCCCTTAAATGGGTTGTAAATTCCCTAGGTGGACTGACTCACAGACGCTTATTTTTTAGGTTTTAATCATTCCCGATTGGAACAAAAATAATGCAGTGGGTTCGTGAACATAGCAAGCCGTATAAGCTGGAGCTGAAATACAAGCCCGGCTATGATGTTTGGAAAGAAGTGCAAGATACCCTGTGGGAAGCCAAAGACTGGTGCAAGCAGAACAAGATGATGATTTGGGACGACGGATTGTTCTATATCCGGTTCACCAATGATCGTGATCTTGCTTGGTTCCTGTTGAGGTGGTCATGAAAATTAGCAATGTTAAATCGGTGTATAACGGTAATCAATGGGTCCGTGTCAAAAGAGTCGTACCAAAGTTTGTTTGGCGTGATTGGCGTCCTGCAGGATACACGGACGATCTTGGCATTATTGCTGATCGTAATCAATGGGTAGATGAAGTAACAGGCGGGTACTATTCAGAAATTGACCCGCAAGATTATCATGCTATACGAGACTGGTGTGAACAAACTTTAACACAAGGTGACTGGTGCACCGGTATCTACTATATTATCCTACAGAATGAAGAAGATGTTGTTTGGTTTCTTTTGAGGTGGTCATAATGCAAATCGCAATCGCAGATACTACAGGTAATGTTTCTCTTTGGTGCAGTGTTAATAGCATCAATGAAGATGGTTCCATTGACTTTGATGTTATCAACGGTGCCTGGCGCGGACGTTATAATAACGGCAAGGTATTCATTGAATACACTAAGGCTACTATTCCCGGCTTTCTTGTTTGGGTAGGTAGTCGAGGTGGAAACTACAATGATGTTATTCCGATGATTCAGGAAGAGATTGACAACCCCGACTATGTGATGACGCAACTTGATCAGTATGTTGCTCCTGTCAGGGAAGTTGACGAAGATGAATGGGATGATATTCCTTTCTAAGCGAGGATAACATGGATTACAAATTTATCGGTTGGTGTCGTGCAGATAATCACGATAAGGTCTGGGGCGTGATTGCACTCCATTCAGATTCTTACGTAACCTTTTGGGGACGCCGAGGCTCAAAGCTACAAACTAAGATTAGCAATGATCTATACTCTGTCAATGACCTAATCTATAAAAAGCAGTTGAAGGGCTACAAGAGCATTCAACGTGATGAGATTGATGAGGTTTATCCTGAGTTCCAATCTGATCTAGAGAAGACTGCCCTTTGGGCGATGCTTAAGGCTTGACTTTCGTTTGTCTTGGCTGTATAGTGACTACATAAACTAAAGGAAACACATGTCTGCATCTTGGATTCAAAAGTTATCTGAAAGCGATTCTCGCCTTCATAAAGAAGATGTTATTCTTCAAGCACTGACTGCTACAAAGTTAGGAAATGATATCTCCTCGCGGTTTCTGCGAGGACTAAACGTATGCTATAATCCATTCGTGACGTTTGGTGTGAAGCAGATTACCGAACGTGTGGTTTTTGATGACACCGAAGTTGACCACGAGAATCCTTGGGAAGAATACTTCGACTTGCTAGGCAGGTTGGCTAAACGTGAGTTGACTGGTAACGCTGCTCGTGATGCTATCGAAGATATAAGTATGCGTTTTGACAGCGTTGAATGGAATTCGTTCTGTGCCCCTATCCTTCGTAGGGATATGCGGGTCGGCGTCAGCGAAAAGACGATCAACAAGATTTGCAAAAAGACTGAATACGAAATTCCCGTATTCGGGTGCCAGCTTGCTACTAACAGCGAAGGTCGCCCTGAAATGCGCGGCACAAAGCGTCTTGAGCCGAAACTAGACGGTGTGCGTGTTATTATGATCGTGCAGCCTGATCCGTATCTACCCGTAAATAGTTCGGTATTTTGCTATAGTCGTAACGGCAAGGTGTTTGACAACTTCTCACACATTGAAGAACAAGTCCGAGACAATGTTCAGGAGCTTATCGCTGCTGCTGATAAAGTAAATGATATGCAGAGCGGAATTCTCAAGCAAGGATTTGTCCTTGACGGAGAAGTTGTAGGAAACACTTTCCAAGAACTGATGCGTCAGGCTCGTCGTAAAGAAAACGTCAATGCTACTGATAGCGTATTCCACGTATTTGATGTTCTTCCGCTTGCTGACTTTCAACGCGGTCACTGGAATGCACAGTTGAGCAAGCGTATTGCTTTGCTTGAAGCGATGCAATCTGCATTTGCTAAGATGCCTAACGCTGAACTTCTCCCTCATCTTCAAGTTGATCTTGATACAAGCGAGGGTAATAACCAGCTTGAGCGTTATGCTAAGGATATGGTTAATGCAGGATTCGAAGGCATCATGATCAAGAATCTTGATGCACCTTATCTCTGTAAGCGTAGCACTGATTGGATGAAGTGGAAGCCTACTATCACTGTTGATCTTCAAGTGATCGGGCTTGAAGAAGGTACTGGTCGCAATAAGGGTCGGCTTGGCGCATTGGTCTGCAATGGTGTTGATGATGGTAAGGAGATCACTGTCAACGCTGGTTCTGGATTCAGTGACACAGAGCGTGACAGTCTTTGGGAAGATCGTAATCTGATTGTAGGTCGCACTGTCGAGATTCTTGCTGACGCTGTTACGCAGAATCAAGATGGTACATATTCGTTGCGCTTTCCGCGCTTCGTTCGTTTTAGGGATGATAAGTGATTATGATTAGACTGTTACAACTCCTTTGGTCTGGCTGCTGGCACAAATGGGAGACCATGAGAGAATGTGATCTGACCAGCGGCGGTGATAGAGGCAGTAGAGTCTATCTCCGTTGCACTCATTGTGGCACATGGAAGAAAAAGGATTTGATATGATGAAGGAGAAGAGTAATGAATATACAACCTAAAGATACTAGCCGAGGACATTTTCTCGTCAGTCTTGTAAAGAGTCTTGTACGCATCGTTGCAGGTACTGCCCTATTGCTAGGGGGAACCGGTTGGATCGCTGTTGCAGGTGCTGCCCTTATCGTAGCAGAAGTATTAGGTATTGTAGAAGAGGTCGTGTAAAATAATGTATTTGCTTATAGCCTTTATGTTGTTGGTAGTATTTGCCTACTTTGCAATTTGGATTGATGATCATCTTGAAATAGATAATCTTGTTTTCACTTTCATTATTGGGTTTGTTGCCTGTGGAATGTGGCCATTGACGATTGGACTAGCTGCACTGTTCGTGCCTCTATATCTAATTGCTCGTTGGGGTGCAAAGCGTAGAGGTGATTTCTGATGGAAGACGATGATGAGGATATGGAGAAGATAACAGCCGAATGGTCTGAAAAACTGTTGGGTCTTCATCATACATTTGAAGACGGTGATAGCATTGAAGTCACTCAAGTAAGACGCAGAGACACTGGTCCCTGGGTCACTTTTAATGTCAGACAAGGTCCAGGAATCCCGAGAAAGTTGCTTATGGGTATTGATGAATTCCTTGGAACGTACGGCCATTTATTCATCAAAGAGGAAGATAGTTAAGGGACAATAGCATAAATAGAAGATGACCATGTTTAGAAAAATATTCAGTTTTGCAACCGTTACTCTATTGGTTGCCATTGCACTAAGCTCCGTCGCAGCCTGGTATTCTATACTGGGCCTGACTGCAATCTTTGCCGCCGCCGTTGTCCCAATCATTATTATGGGTGGTTCACTAGAACTAGCTAAAGTAGTCACCACAGTTTGGCTGCACCGATATTGGAACAGATGCGGTTGGGGAATGAAACTCTACCTTGTGCCTGCCGTCGTTGCTCTTGCATTGCTGACTAGCATGGGTATCTTTGGCTTTTTGTCAAAGGCTCACAGTGATCAATCGTTAGTTAGCGGTGACGTTGGTGCTAAGGTTGTCATTTATGATGAAAAGATCAAGACAGCTAGAGACAACATTGACGCCAATCGCAAAGCATTACAACAAATGGATGCTCAGGTCGACCAGCTATTAGGTCGTACTACTGATGACAAGGGCGCTAACCGTGCTGTGCAAGTCCGTAGACAACAACGTGCAGAGCGCACCAGACTGCAAACCGAAATTGCAGCAGAACAAGAAATTATCACTAAGCTGAACGAGGAAGCTGCCCCTATTCGTGCAGAAATACGTAAGGTAGAAGCAGAAGTTGGTCCAATCAAGTATATTGCTGCGATGATATACGGGGATAACCCTGATTCAAATCTCTTAGAACGTGCTGTGCGTTGGGTAATCATTCTCATCGTGCTAGTGTTTGATCCTCTAGCTCTCATGCTCATGCTAGCTGCACAGAGCGGCTATAAATGGGATGAAGAAGACTTAGCAAAACGAGAAGACGAAGAAGAAAAAATTGAAGAATTCCTAGAAACTAACACTGATGAAATACTCAATGAATTAGAACAGGAAGAAGTCGTTAAGGAGAGCGAAGATGATGAAGTTGTATTACCAACTGATGCTGGTGCAAATGAAGATGATAGAGAACATTACGTTCAAGCACATAGCACCGATGCAGATGAGGATGTTCCTGAACTGGAACCAGTCGAAGATCAGAATCCAGAATCAAATAGAGAAGTCGTAACCGAAGGGGTAACACTTCACGAAATTCAAGATGGTTATTACGACTTCGAAGGCAAGTCTATGAGCAAGGCTGCGCTGTTAGGGATGCGTCCCGAATTGTTTTCTGCTAAACCTGACAGTGAGCAGAGCAGTACTAATTTTGGAACCGAGTTTCCTAGATTTGCGAAGAAGTCTGATATATTCGTTCGTGTAGATGTTCTTCCTAACAAAGTTTTTAAATTTGATGGTTACAAGTGGATTGAAATCAACAAAGAAACTAGTGACTCGTACTTATATGATGAAGAATATATTCGTCACCTTGTAAGCAAGCTTGCATCAGGTGAGTACGATGTTGACTTGCTTTCAGAAAACGAAAAAGCACAAATCGAAGAATATCTTCAACGCAATCAATCCCAAGATAAGTAATATGTATGACTGATAAGAAGTTACACCATTGTTCTTTCTGCGGAAACCACAAAGACCAAGTAAAAAAATTAATAGTAAGTGAAGATGTTTCTATTTGCAGTGGATGTATCTCATTATGCACCCAACTTCTGGATGAAGAGAAAATCGAAGGGACACCGGAGATACAACCCAAATCCTTCGATGCTTATAGCATTAAGGAACATCTGGATCAGCTAGTTATCGGGCAAGACTCGGCTAAAGAGGTACTGGCAGTCGCAATCTCTAATCACTACAAGCGAATCAATCACCCTCCCAAGAACCTTGAGATTCAGAAGGGTAACGTATTATTGATTGGTCCAACTGGATCAGGTAAGACACTACTAGCTAGATCAGTCGCAAAGTATCTTAACGTACCTTTTGTCGTAGCAGATGCTACTAGCCTTACCGAAGCAGGTTATGTAGGCGAAGACGTAGAGAGTATGATTTCGATGCTCCTTGCATTAGCAGACAATGATGTTAGCAAAGCAGAGCGTGGAATCGTGTTTATCGATGAAATTGATAAGATTGCCCGCAAGAGCGAAAGTACTAGCATTACTCGTGATGTAAGCGGTGAGGGTGTTCAGCAAGCACTGTTAAAGCTAGTAGAAGGTACCAAGTGCAGAGTAAGTGTTGCGGGGAAGCGCAAGCATCCGCAGGGAGAATCAATCGAAGTTGATACTAAAAACATTCTATTCATCGCAGGCGGCGCATTCGTTGGACTTGATACTGTCATCAAGTCGAGGACTCAAGGAACCTCAATCGGTTTCGGTGCCGAGGTAAAGTCCAAAAGCGAAAAGCCTAATATCAATCAAGTAACACCCGATGATCTAACTCGTTTCGGAATGATTCCTGAATTCATCGGTAGATTCACCACTACAATCACGCTACAAGAACTGACCCTAGCGCAACTGATCGAAGTCTTAACTGATATCAAGAATAGCTTTATTCAACAGTATGCTTATTTGTTTTCGATTGATGGCATCAATCTCTCGTTCACAGAACAAGCTATTGAAAAGGTTGCACAGAACTGCATAGACCTAAAGACAGGTGCCCGAGGTCTTCATACTGAAATCGAACGTATCCTAATGCCACACATGTTCCATATCAAGAAGTATAAAGAGAACAATCTAACTGAATTGGTTATTGACGTAGAACATATCGATAACCCGAAATCTATCTTTTAGTCCCTAAATACTATTATTTTTTGCGAAATCGTAGTAGTATAAATATTAACGTAGATGCTCGTTAATGAGGTCTACTTTAAAATAGTCTTGCTTAATAAAGGAGATAAAACATGACTAATAATCAACTAACCCTTCGTTCCATCGACATTCCGTCGATTCATAAGTTTGCTGTAGGATTCGATAACGTCTTTGACGAACTTCTACGAATCAATGCACAGCAATCAAACGGTACAAATTATCCCCCATACAACATAGTAAAGCATGATGACGATCACTTCGCCATTGAACTTGCTGTGGCTGGTTTTAAAGTCGGGGATGTCTCTATCACAGTAGAGAAGAATCTTCTCACTATCAAGGGTGAGCAAACGCAGAGTCTTGATGAACTGTTAGAAACGGAGGTCGAATACTTGCATCGCGGCATTTCAGCCCGCAGTTTCTCTCGCACATTTACTTTAGCAGAACATGTTGAGGTAACGGGGGCAGCAGCAGAGAATGGTATTCTCAAGATTGATCTTGAGCGTAAGGTTCCTGACGAGCAAAAGCCCAAAACAATTGCTATTTCGTATAATAAATAGTAGAAGAAGTAGTACAGTGCTTGCAGTCATCGTGGCTGCAAGCACTCATTCAAAGGAAAAATACAATGGCAAATGCAGAACCAAAAGCTAAGATTCGACCAAACATTGCTCTTAAGGAGCCGCCTTTGTTCAAGGTCATCTACATGAATGATGAACACACCTCAATGGAATTTGTGATTGAAAGCCTATGTGAGTATTTCAACTACAATCCAGACACTGCTACGCAGATTACCGTAGATGTTCACGAACATGGTAGTGCAGTTGTTGCAGTCTTGCCTTATGAAATTGCAGAGCAAAAGGGAATTGAAGTAACACTTGATGCTCGGGCCCAGGGATATCCTCTTCAAATCAAAGTTGAAGCAGAATCAGACTGATAGTGTTATTCTCTTAGCCCAATAAGGTTGCTTATAAGGGCGGGGATTGTTGACATAATTTACATTACCTAAGTAAGTGTCAACCATCTTATCATAGGTTCCAAATACCCAATGCGTTACTTTGTGTTCAGTGTCGATTTTTAACGTAGCGTGTAAGGGTATTTGGGCCTCTGTTACTTCAGGGGTTTCTTTGAAGTACAAATCTGGATGAGGCACTGCGTTAGTCACGACAATCACTTTCGTGATATCTAGATGCTTTTGAAGTTTTTCAATCGATTTATATAGATACGTTGTATCTTCTTCTCTCGACGCTGCTTCCATTAAGTTTTCTAATGTTAGATTATCAGTGTCAGCATTAGTCCATCCGTTAGCACCAATGATAGCAATTCCGTCAATCATCACTACATGATGATGTAATATACAAACATTAGGAATAGGAAGAGTTAAGTTCATCAACTCTTCCGTCCTAGTCTGGATGTCAGCGGCAGTCTTATACTCTAACATTCCTGGAACGAAAAACACACCTTGATAACAAGTGCCAAGATGTGCTAACGTTTGAAGCGTAGTTCTCAAATCAGAACTAATGTTGCCTGTTACAATACAGTACAAACTAGACGCTTTGTTTTCCCAATTGAAGCTATCTTCAGGTGATAGGTTTAACTCACCTAGTATGTCAAAGCCGATATCCTGCATCTTTAATTAGATTACTTTACGATCTTAATCTTAGGCTTCTTGACGACCGGTGCTGCTGCTTCTGCAACATCATCAGACTTCTTTGGTGTAGCCTTCTTTGCGGTCTTTGCTTTAGGAGCTGCGGCCTTAGCAGCCTTCTTAACTTCTGCTACAGCAACTTCAACTTTAGCTTCGACGGCTTTGACCTCAACTACAACTTCTTCCTTGAGGTCAAGTACTGCTTGTTCTACATTGCCCTTATTGGCCTTGTACTTCTTATAAAATTCATAGCCAATTGCAAGTACTACTACTGCGGCTAAGAGAGCTAGTGCGATTTCCATGTGTTTCTCCTATGATATATGGTATCCGTATAGTATTTATATGATAACGCTAACCGAAAGAATAAATACTTGATGCGTGATATTATAGACACATTAGAACTTATTAACGAAAGCACGGGACTAGCGGGTAGAAGAACGGGTGACGTTTTTCGCAACGAAGCCGGTGATGAGATTACCTTTGACAACATAATGTTTGTCCCTGAACAGGGAGGAAAACTAGAGGATAAGGATCTAGATGATGCCCTCATTTCTGTTGACGATAATGTCCAATGGCTTAACAATCGCACCGGTCGTACAGGAGGGTATGCTATTGCTACCTTCAATGGTCCCGACGGTCCCTTATATTTTGGTAGATATTTAGAAAATGTCAAGGCTAACTTTGTGTCTAACTATGTTCCTAATCAAGTAGCAGGATATAAACTTGCCACGAAGACTGCATTGAAATCTCAAGCAGGTTTGACTCCGCAAGAACTTCTAACAGAAAAGACAGACCTAACAGTAAACGATATCATTACTCAGCTTTCAGTAAGCTTGGGCACTAACAATCCGCTTTATGCAGTTGCATATAAGCTGGCTACAGGTGAACCACTTCCAATGACTTTTGCTGCTCCACCTGGAGTTAGCTTCTCTGCATTTAGAGATTACTTCTGTGAAATTTTACAACCCATTGCACTCCAAAGAGGACAGTATACAGGAAATGCAGGTGAAGCTGCTGAAATCTTTTTAGGCGGCAGCTTTGATGGTACACTAATCTCATTTGATTTCAGCAAGACCGCTGGATTGAGTGATAGTACAATGGCTAACGAAGACGGTAAGTATATAAAGGTTAGCAGCAAGGGCGGTACCGGTGCAACTGCTAGTACAAAGAATCTCATCATTAGCATTGATGAACTTGCACATACCCCTAACGGTAAAAAGCTACTTGAGGATCATCCCGAAGTTGTAGAAATGCTTCGTGAGATAGCTGCATTAGGTCAAGTAGGTGCTCCTCTTGGTTTAGGAGTTAAGTTTGACATCATCGATGATGAAGACGCTGCACAGATTCGTGACTTAAAAGATACCCCGCCTGTCAAAGCAGATAAGATCGATGATCTTGGGTTGAGTGATAATCTTGTAAGGTTAGCTAAATCTAGAAAGCCCGACAATCCAGAAAGAATCAGTCTGTACTTCCATCTAATCGCAGCAATAGCACACAAAGTTGCAAAGGAAGTAAACGAGACTACTGGATTCAGTAAGGCAGCGGCAGACATTCTTAATAACGGTGCATTAGTACAAGTTTATACCAAGGCCAAGGAAGGCAAGGAAACTTGGACACTGGATGAATTCACTACTGTTTATCCCGGTAATAGCATCAGGGGAGTTTATCTATCAGCTTCCAAAACGTACTACAGCACAGGCATCAAGGGTAACTTCACGTTCAAGATTGATCGTGGTAAGGGAGTACCCGAAGACGATAAACCGGGTGAAATGAGAGCTAAGAGAGTTCCTACAGATAAGGACTTTGAGAAGAAAGCTGCCGATATTGCTTTGGGTAGAGAAAAGCCCAAAGAAAGAATTCCTTCTAAAATGGGTGACGTTGGTCGTGCGTTACGAAAGTAATAGGTAACCAAACGTGTTGCTTTTAGTACAAAGATAGTCTATTGTTGTTATATCATTAAGAAGGATATTACATGAGCCTAGTCCCAATCGTACTCGAACAAACCAGCCGCGGTGAACGCAGCTACGACATTTACTCACGCTTGCTTAGGGATCGTGTCATTTTGCTTGAAGGCGAAGTGCATGACCAGATGGCTAACTTGATTGTTGCCCAGCTTCTCTATCTTGAATCAGAAGATTCGGATAAGGATATTTCTCTCTACATTAACAGCCCTGGTGGAAGTGTCACTGCTGGTATGGCAATCTATGACACTATGCAGTTTATCAAGCCGGAAATCACTACGATTGTGATGGGTCAGGCCTGTTCGATGGGGTCGCTTCTTGCACAAGCAGGTGCACCCGGTAAGCGAATGATGCTTCCACATGCTCGTCACATGATTCACCAGCCCTCAGGTGGCGCACGTGGTCAGGCAACTGACATGTTGATTCAAGTCAATGAAATCCTCGCAATGAAGAAGTCATTGACCGAAATCTACGTTCGTCACAATTCAGTTGGCAAGACCTATGATGTGTTGGCAGCAGATATGGAACGTGATTATTTCATGTCTGCCCAAGAAGCACTTGACTACGGTCTAATTGATAAGATCGTTGATAAGCGAGTCTAACGTATATTGTGTGATTTTCAAAGTATAAAAGATACAATAAATGAAGACTGATACCAATATTGATAAAATTCAAAATGTACTACTTGATAATAGCATCCACTTTTTAGTAGGTGAAATCACTAGTGAAAATATCAATGAAGCTATCAAATGGATCACCTTTGAAAATCTCACTAAAAAATCAAAGACGCTAACTCTATACATAAACAGTGAGGGCGGTGACTTATATCAAGCGTTTGCATTAATTGACGTTATGAATAAGAGTCACCGCCCTATCAAGACTATAGGGTTAGGAAGTATAATGAGTGCTGCGTTCTTGATTTTTGCTTGCGGCACTAAGGGACAGCGTTACATTGCTCCTAACACAGGTATAATGTGTCATCAGTTTAGTGGTGTGGTAGAAAATAAGTACCATGACATCAAAGCCCAGATGGTAGAGAATGAACTATGTAATGAGCGGATGCTTAATGTTTTGATCAGGGCTACTGGTAAATCTAAATCATTCGTTCAACAACGTCTATTACCCCCTAGCGATGTATACCTGACAGCAGATGATGCTATTTCTTATGGAATCGCGGATAAGCTGTTCGAATAGGGTTGACATAGCATATATTAATATGATAGCGTAATAAATACTACTTTAATAGGGAGGGCTGATATGAATTCATATCGTACAGTAACAAAAATTGGATCTCCCGGATCTAGTAAAGAACTAGATTATGTAGTAAATATTTACCACAAAGGTAAGTTTAAAGTTGCATATCGTTATAGAGACTGGACCGAAGACGCAGTATACAAAGAGCTTGATCTTCTCAGGATAAGGTTTAGTGATAGCAATGGGTACCTAATTAAGTTGTAAGTCATTGATTTATAAGAGCCAAAAATAATTCACTTTTTGGCGAAAAAAAGGTTGACTTCGGGTATCCGATTTGCTATTATACATCATAAGCTGAGAAAACGGAGACAGACATGATCATTCAAGTTCATCACACTGTTCATAACGAACTCACCGGTAACCCTGAAGGACACGAGCATATCGCTAACGTGATCATTGCAGGTTCCCCCATCAACATCAACGAGGCTCTTGAGTACGCTTATCGCTGGACTCAGAACATCGAAGGTTCGTGGTCGATGGAGCCCAATGATAACCCCGATTATAACCCTGCTGTTGAAGTTGTCAAACCGCTTCGCACTTGGTCGGACGGTCGGGCGATGGGTCATCGTTCTTCGATGATGTATGATCGTATGATTGTCGATGGTATCACTTACGAAGTTTCTGCTTTTGGTTTTCGTGAAATGGAGATTGCATAATGTCAAAGAAATATGATGAACGTCACGGCGGTCCGTATGATCGCGGGTCTGCTGATAGCTACTATCGTCGGGGATATCGCCCTCACTATTACGTAGGTGCTACTATGATGTCCGACAAGGTTGAGAAGGATCAGATGACCCCTGAGGAAATCGAAGCCTACACAGCGGGTTATGATGCCAACGAAGAAGACGGTAACTTTAAGGATTGGGGTTAAGATTATGGAAGTTCTTAAGAAGATTGCTGAAGGTGTTTTCAGCTTTGGAATGCTTGTGTTCTTGATATTCGCAGGATTCGCATTTCTACTGTACGCTACGTTTACCGCAGAATATGAGCGCAGTGAGCAGACTCGCCGGAAGACCGAAGCCTGCTACGAGCGGGCTATGGTCCTCGTCAACACTGACGCCGGTCAGCGGTGTGTGGATCCTCGCTCACTTGTGAAGGTGAAATAATATGTTTTATTTGATTGTTTCGTTTGCCATTTTGGCATATCGAGTGTATAAGGCAGCTCAAACCGACTTCACATTCGGACCAGAACATAGATTTCGGAAAGAGAATGAGATCAATGCCGATAAAGTAGTCATGTATGCAGTCACTACGGTAATCATCTCTGTATTTTGGATTTTTGTATTGCCTTGCTATGGCTTCTGGCTGCTCGGTAAACGTTTTAAGAAAGAGGCGAAGTAAATGAGTTTTTGGTTGATTGTTTTCCTATTCACAAGTGACGGTGAGTTCCACGAAAAAAGTAGCTATGAGACTGCTTCCAAAGAACAATGTGTTTCTATGGCAGGGGATGAAGCCCGCAAGTTGGTCAACTCCCAGATGCAGATGCAATTCTACTGTGTGAGCAACGATCATTATACGGGTAGGTCAATCGATGATGGTATTCCGCTTGACTAAATTTAACCGTTCAAGCTGGTAAAAAAAAATCGTACCTTAGGTCATTTTTTGGTTGACTTCGGATACCCTTTTTGCTATATTGAATCATAGACAGAAACGAACGAACGGAGATACGAACATGATCTACACTCTCAAGATTTATCGTTATGATCGTCGCTGCAAGAGTGGTGAACGCTTCGTCAAGTCCTACGAGTATGACCGTAAGGACGATGCTTCGATGGATCGTGAAGTCAATGCGCTTCGCGGCTGTGGCTACTTTGACGATATGTTCCGCATCGAATATGCTCCCAAGTTCATCACTGTCAAGAACATGATTAGCGGCAAGGATGTGCAGATTGCTGCTGACACGCCTTGGAACTGCCGCCCCGACTCTGAATCCTACTGGAGCGCATAAAATGGTAACCGATATTGATCACGCCCTGCGTATCGTCCAGAAGATGGCGAAGGAACGCTGCAAGACTACCGGCGATGTCCTTAACGAATTTCTCAAGTATGTAGAGAATAACGAGGTCAATCATTTTTGGCCTGACGAAAACACAGCATGTCTGATGCTGCTTAAGCGGCGAGTTAATCAGTAATGCTGCATTATATCCCTTCAAAAATTACTATCTATAAGGAAAATAAAATGGAAACTGTTGCTAAGATTATCGGCCTCGCCATCGTAGGTATTGCCGCTATTATTGTTCTTGGGCTTATTCTTAGCCTGCCGGTCATGTGGCTTTGGAATGCCTGTCTCGTTGCTGCTGTTCCTGGCATCAAGGAAATTGGATGGCTCCAAGCTTGGGGCATTCTGATTCTGTGCGGATTGCTCTTTAAGAACTCGTCTAGTTCATCTAATTCATCTTCTAACTAAAAGTATTGCCCTGATAGTTCTCTGTCAGGGCATTATTTTGGGTGGTTTGGTCATAGTTTTTTATTGACATCAGTTCGTTCTTAGTGCATAATACATATATTGTGATAAGCAGGAGATTGATATGAACCGTGTTGTTGAGAATGGAAATGTAGCTGTGTTGTATTCTCCGGGATACGGCGCGGGTTGGTATTCGTGGAACGATTGTGAAGCTCTGTTATTTGATCCTGTCATTGTTGAAATGGTCCGTAACGACCGCAATGATGAGATTGAGTCGTATGTTGCCCGTGCATATCCTGAATTGAACGTCTACTGCGGCGGTGCCGAAACATTGACTGTCGCATGGATTCCTATCGGTGAACGTTTTCAAATTGATGAATATGACGGTGCTGAATCTGTCATCCTCGAATCCGAAGAAGTCTGGATTACTGCATAATGTATATTCTAATCGTTCTCGCTACTATGACTAATCTCGGTACTTATCCTACTCAGGCCCGCTGTGAGGCTGCTGTGCGTAGTGTCTATGAGCAACGTCTTGACCCGTATCGTTTGTTGTCTAAGGCTGCATTGAAGTCCCTGCTAGACAACCAAATGCGGTACGTTGCCCCAACCGAGTACCTCTGCCGAAAAATTTAGATTTTCGGATAAATATGTTCGTACTAGACTACAAAAAGGATAAACGGTATGGACATATTAGGACAACTCAAGGGTATGCTTGCTGAGGCTGACGGTAAACTTAGCAACAAGCGTGTTATCACCTTATCAAGCACGGTAATGCTCATAGTAGCGTTTGTAGCCAATGTGTTTATGAATAAGCATATTGACGATAACATCTTAAACGCTATCATGTTCGTTATCATTGGTGGTATGGGTATCACAGGTATGGAAAAGTTTGCCCCTAAAATAACTGATCAACTTAAAAAATAACGCTTGACATTCCCTCGTTTTGGACGTATACTGAATCTATAAGTTCAAGACGAGGTTTGTTTATGGATATGCTCATAGTCGGCAACGAAGTCACTATCAAAGTTGAAAATGTATTGTGGCCCGTGCGGGACCGATACGCTGGTGGCGTTGCCGGTCCTGAGTTCAATGTCTATACCGGAACTATCATGCGTGAGAAGTGGTTTGGTGCTGATGAGATTGGCATTACTACCGGCGATCCTCGCTTCCCGTTTCGTCGCATTCAGCGCCAGCGTATTGTAGCAGTCAACGAGAAGACTGTAGACTATACTCCTGTCAAGTCTGATCGTATTGAAATCACTGTGCAGGGTTCTAAGGGCAACACGTATGTTGTCACTAAAGAAAACGGCAAGGCTTCTTGCACTTGTGCTGGTTTTCAGTTCCGTAAGACTTGCAAGCACTCTCAAGAAGTACTAGTATGAACGCTGCAAAAGAAAACACATTCAGAGCATTGAGGGAAGAAGAATTACTTGTGACTAATTTTTGGTGTAGGTTTGGTTGGCATACGTGGACCAAATATCGTGAACCCGAAATCGTGCGTGAGGGTATCTACAAATTGAAAATTCAAGAACGTAGATGCGGGTATTGTAATGTCACCAATCGTAAAGTCTTGAATAAGGATTATTAATCAATGTCAATGCATCTTGTAGGTCCTTATCTGACCACTACCAATTACAGCAAGCGCAAGACTAAGATGACTGCTGCCAAACAAGCTAAGTTACAAGAGCAGTGGCATAAGCATAACAAGTGGCTAAAGAGCATTCGCTTGCCCAAAATTACCTTTGAGGAATATGAAGACTATATCACTGGTAAAAAGAGGGCTCCTATCAAGGCTGCTATTAAAAGTCCCTTTGACACAAAGGCTTACGTGAGAGAGACTCCAAATTATCCTAGCCTTAACACTGATCTTAAAGACCTTAAGGAATCATGTGCTAAGAGAGAAGAAATGAAGTATACTGGTACTTTGGTCAAGGGCATCGCAACTATGCACAAGAGCAATGCTGTTCCTGTCATCGATCAGAAGCAGATGGAAGAAATCTCTAGGATGCGTCGAGGTTAAACTAAGAGGTAATTATGCGTAAAGAACTTGATGAATTGCTGTGTGTGAAGTACCCTAAGATTTTCAGGGACCGAAACGCACCCATGAATCAAACCTGCATGTGTTGGGGATTCGATTGTGGTGATGGATGGTTCAACATCATTGACATGCTTTGTGCTAACATTCAAGGTCACATTGACCGTGTTGAACGGCAGCGAGATTCCACTATCAAATGGAATGAAAATGTGAATGATCCTAACTTTGAATGGATGTCATTTGTTAAACGAGAAGAACGACCTGTTCCGGAACTCGTTGATCAAGTTGTTGCTGTACAGGTAAAAGAAAAGTTTGGTACGTTGCGTTTCTACTATAACGGCGGCGACGATTTCATTAATGGGTTAGAGCGTATGGCAGAGTCGATGTCGGCTGTTACTTGTGAGGAATGCGGCAACCCGGGAACTATCACCAAAGGCGGCTGGATTCGTACTCTATGTGAAACTCATAAAAAGGAAAAATGATGAAAATTGCATTAGCAAGTGATCTACATTTGGAATTTCAGACTATCACGCTTCCCAACACTGAGGGAGCGAAGGTCCTGATTCTATCCGGTGACATCTGTGTAGCACACTCGCTACATGATCATCCGATTGACAAGACTATTCCTGTCGATGCAATGAAGCCCGGTAGGAATGAGGGTGCTGCTATTCGGTTTCGTGAGTTCTTTCGTCATGTAAGTATGGAGTACGATCACGTAGTTTATGTGGCGGGTAACCATGAGTTCTATCATGGTCTCTTCCCTGATGTATATGACTGGTTGCGTACTGAAATGGTAAACTACCCTAATATTCACTTTCTGAATCGTGAGAGTGTAGAGATTGAGGGCGTGACCTTTCTTGGTGGTACGCTTTGGACAGACATGCATCGTGCTGACCCACTTACACTGCGAGTTATTGAGTCTGCGTTGAATGATTTTAGGATCATCCGAAACAGTCAGCATAACTATCGTCGTTTCCTTCCTATGGACACGGTCCTTGATCACCGAGCAACCCTTGAGTATATCAAGCAAGTCGTTGATGCTGATCCTGCTAAGAAGTACGTTGTAGTTGGGCATCATGCCCCTACTGCACTGAGTGTTCACGAGAAGTATAAGGATGATCACTATGTGAACGGAGGCTACTACAGTGACTTGTCAGAATTCATTCTAGATCGTCCTCAGATCGCCCTCTGGACACATGGACACATGCATGATCCTTCTGACTACATGATGGGAGAGACACGCATCGTGTGCAATCCTAGGGGCTATAAGGGGCATGACCCTCAGGCTGACCTCTTTCAATTAAAGTTTTTGGAGATTTGACTATGGTTGATATTATTTGGGAATCGAAGTTGGATGAAGTGTTCGATTGTAAGGTCGAACGCATTGACGAGAGCCGCGGTAAGCTGACTGTCGTTGATCAATTTGATCGTATCCTTCTTGACACGGAAGTTGGACTGTCATATGGTGCAATGTTTGGACCTGACGTAGCAGACGTTGCCCTTTGGGAAGACATGGTAATTAAGGTTATCGACGGATAATTACCCGTTTCACTTGTGTTAACGGGTGTACTGTTGTATTATTATAACATGCTATGAGAAATTGTAGCTACTAAACTAAGAGGAAAAACTATGACTACTGTAACTATGACTAAGGCCGAGCGCCTCATTGAAGCGTTCAAGCGCGGTGACGAACTCACTGCAAAGCAGATTGCTGCTCGTTTTGGCATTGCCAACCCGACTGCGACTGTAAGTGATCTTCGCTTGCGTTATGGTCACGCTGTTTATGCTAATCAGCGTACCGATACCAAGGGCCGTGTCACTACGAAGTATAGCTTGGGTCGTCCTAGCCGCAAGGTTGTTGCTGCTGGATACCGCGCTCTCGCTAACGGCACCGTCTAATCTAGACACAAGGTTTGAGGGGTCCTTTCAAAATCCCTCATTTTTTTGGTAAGAAAGTATCATAATGACGTTGACTCTTGTTCTAGTTTCTGCACTGGCTTTCTTTTTCGGTTACCAATTAGGTGTCGCTAAAATTAAAACAATTATTGCTAGTCGAGCCTTTGAAGAAATTCGAGCCAAAGCTATGATTCCCGTTTGCGTAGCAGAATGTGTTGAGCAGACTTATTATCTATACGAGAAAGATACTGACAAGTTTATGTGTCAGGCTTCTTCACTTGAAGCACTTCCACAAAGTCTCTTTGATACTAGAAAGATCAACCTAGCACTAGTGTTGTTCCCGACAGCATCCAACAGTGACAATTATTGGATCATCAACGGAAAGATCAAGAAGCTAGAATCAAAATGAGAGTAAAACTCGGGCGCTATCTTAGTTCGAAAGAACGAAAGATAGACATTCAAATTGATAACTTTGATACGTGGTCACTAGACCACACCTTGTCTTTGATTATCTTGCCTGCACTCATTCAACTAAAGCACACAAAGCACGGCATCCCGTCAGAATTTGTAAATGACAGTGCAGAAGATTATCATGATCAACTTACGTTTGACTTCATGAAGGAAGACAAAGATGAGGTCTTCCAAAAAGGATGCGATTCATGGGACGAAACTCTTGACAAGATGATTTGGTCTTTTCAACAGATTGCGTTAGATAACTATGAAAATCAGTATCATCACGGGGATATAAAGATTGGTTGGAAAGAATCCAAAATACAAATTCCTAATCCTGTAACCGGGAAGACAGAACCCACATACGAAATGGTCGATGAGAATCCTGATGAACACTGGTATGATCAGGTAGGACATGCGTTGCATGAAGAACGAATCCAAGAAGGTGTGGATTTGTTTGCAAAATATTTTAGGAACCTTTGGGACTAATATGACTCACGTAGTAACTGATAGCTGCATCAAATGTAAGTACACGGACTGCGTAACAGTATGTCCGGTTGACTGTTTTTACGAAGGACCAAACTTCCTAGTCATTAACCCTGACGAATGCATAGACTGCGGAGTCTGTATTCCCGAATGTCCGGTTAATGCAATTGTGACGCATGATGATAAGAGCGTCGATAATATACAAGAGTGGATAGACATCAATCAACGATTGTCTAGACAATGGCCAAACATCACGCAATCAAAGAGTCCGTTGCCCGATGCTGAAAAATGGAAGAACGTTCCTAACAAGATTGACCTATTAGAGGATTGAGATATGAAGATTTTTGATACATTTGAAGAAGTAGAGGGCATGGATCCTTGCATGAAGCGTCCTATGATCGTTCATGCTAAGAAGATGGATGAAGAGTTCCAGGTTAACACCCTTGAGGGGAACTATAAGCAGGGTAAGCCAGGTGATTATCTGATGCGAGGCATCGATGGAGAGCTATATATCTGTGACGGATCCATCTTTGAACGATCTTATGATATGGTTGTAGAATTATAATGAAGCCAAAGTTTATTGATTACTTCATGAAGTTTGCAGAGTTGACTAGCGCACTCAGCTATGCCAAACGTTTAAAGGTAGGTGCTGTTATTGTGAGAGGTGACAGTCAGATCATAGCAACCGGTTACAACGGCATGCCTAGTAGCTGGGACAACAATTGCGAACTTACTCTAGAAGACGGTTCGTTAAAGACTCGTCCAGAGGTACTCCACGCAGAATCGAATGCCCTAATGAAGGTGGCAAGATCAACTGAGTCAAGTGAGGGTGCAACTCTGTTTTGTACTCACGCACCTTGCATTGATTGCGCCAAACTAATATATCAAGCCGGTGTTACTACTGTATACTACAAAGAGACTTACAGAGATGACAGTGGCTTGCGCTTTCTAAGTCAAGGAGGCATCAATGTCATTCAACACAGCGACCGCACATAAAACAGAAGTAAAATTTCCGTTTGGGGAACTTGATTCCATGATTGAGTGGTGTGAAAAGAACTGCCGCTCTGAATGGAAGTTTGGTGATAGCGACAACGGTTACACATTTTATTTTGATTCCGAAAAAGACTATTTTGCATTTATGATTTGGAAAGCATAATGAAGTACTACATATTTGCTAGGGAATCTGACAAGTTTGATGACATTCTTAAAGATATAGCGGTAAAGCCGGTTATCAGACATAAGATTAGATTCAAGAACCATTTGATCCTTGGCTTCTCTGACGATGATGAAAAGATCATATCATACATGACTATTAAGTATGGTGATGACCTGACCTCATTCAACCACATTGCGGCTGATCGAACTCCTATCATGAACAAAGATTATATTCCTAAAAAGAAATCGGTATCAGGTTAGACTTGAATATTTCCCAGCAATGTTCCCATGTCCATTGCTTGCTATTCCTGACTACTGCATTCCTGTCTAAGGTTAAACAGTAGTCAACTGCGGTAGATAGGTCGTCGGACATAAAACCCGTTACTCCCTGTTCAATTATATCTTTAGGTCCGGTAACCGGATATGCTGCTACAGGAGTTCCACACGCCATTGCTTCAATTATAACAATTCCAAAAGTATCACTGCGACTAGGAAATACAAAAACTTTAGAATTTTTGTACCAGGTAGCTAGGTCTTCACCTACTTGTTTACCCGTAAAATGCACTGAGGGATATTTCTTTTTCAACTCGTCAAGATAGGGACCGTCTCCAACTAGTACCTTAAAAGGATAATCTAGTTGACAGAATGCATCCAAATTCTTTTCTTTTGACACCCTAGACACACATAGAATATAGTCACCGATTTTGCGGTTGGGTTTGAACACGCTTCTATCTACGCCTCTTGTCCAGGAAATGATATCACCCCTGAATCCATGATCTTTGAGTTCATTAACCATCGTTTGTGTAGTAGTGAGTACACGACCGCTGTGTTTGTGAAACCATCTTAGATATGCATAGGTAATGAATTCCGGAACGTGATATATTTTCTTTAGGAATTCAGGGAATTTAGTATGATAGCTAGTGTTGTATTTCCAGCCTTTGAAGTCTAACCAAACTCTTGCCGCTAATCCAATAGGACCTTCTGTAGCAATGTGTATGTGGTCAGGGGTTGCGGCTTTGATTTTAGACCCAGTGTGGATCGGAAAAGACAACTTAACGTCAGGATACCCCGGTGCAGATGCATGAGTAAAATCGCTGGGATCAATATAAACAACGTTATAACCATCCAAAGCAGCAAGCCGCTCAATATTTCTAAAAGTCGTAACAACCCCATTGATCTGTGTTCTTAGATTATCGGTTACTATTAGTATGGTTTTCATCGGTATTGATCTTTTGCCAAACGACGATTTCCCATCGCCCATCATGATGTTCTACCAGTGCGGTACATGATTCTACCCAATCACCGTCATTCATGTACACAATATCATTGACTGTCTTAATCTCTGCATTATGAATATGCCCGCAGATTACACCGTCATATCCTTTTCGTTTAGCGTATGCTGTAATATTTTTTTCAAATTCAAACATGAAGTCGATAGCTTTTTTAACTTTATGCTTAAGGAACTTAGACAATGACCAATAGCCAAATCCCATTCTATGTCTGATCCAGTTGAATCTGCTGTTGAGGTCCAGCACGAAATCATATGCTCGGTCACCTAAAAAACTGAGCCAAGGAGTAAGACGAGTAATTCCATCAAACAAATCGCCATGTACTACCATGTATTTCTTGCCGTCTACGCCCAAGTGAGTTATAGTATTGCAGATTTCAACTCTACCAAAATTGGCAGCGTATGGTATCATCGGTCTTAAGAATTCATCGTGGTTTCCTGCAACATACACGACTCTAGTATTGTGTTTGCTGTGACTAAGAATACGACGAACCACATTAGTATGTGACTGCTTCCACTTCATCCGATTCTGTTGAATCTTCCATGCATCGATGATGTCACCTACAAGATACAGAGTCTCACAGGTATTATGTTTTAGGAAATTGTTAAGCAGGTCTGCTTTGCAGTCTTTAGCGCCCAAATGGACATCTGATATGAAGATAGTTCTGTATGTGGGTTTCATGCAATTATTTATCAGATTTGTATTGACTTTCTTCGAAATGTATGCTAAATATGTAGTATGAAGATAAAAGAACTACTAGAATCTGCCGAACCCACAGGCAGCAGTCCCATTGTCTATGTTGACATGGATGGTGTGTTGGCCGATCTCTACAATTATGCTGCGACTTTGCATGACGTAGATCACTATAACAACATGACTCCTGCACAGTGGGAGTCGTTCTTCAAAGATTCAAATGCATATCACTTGTTTCGTGATATCAAACCATTTCCAACTGCAAATAAACTACTAAACATGGTCAAGAATTTTGCAGGCGGGTATACTATTTTGAGCAGCCCGTTGAGCTTCGATAAAGAAGGTAGCATCAAGGGTAAGCGGGAATGGTTGGCGAAGCATATCAAAGTTGCTCCCGATCAAGTTACCTTTGAACATGACAAATACAAGTATGCAGTACAACCTGACGGCACCCCCAACATTCTAATTGATGATTATGGCGTTAACATTAACGCTTGGAGGGCAGCAGGCGGTTTAGCTATCAAATATCAAGCTGATGAAGACGATTTGGAAAAAGTTGCGTACGGACTCCGAATTGCTAACAACCGCATCAATCAAGCTAAAAAAGATAAATAATGCTATATATTCGGAGATTATAATGAGCGATACTAGAGACTTTTACAAGCTATTCAGAGAGCTTGAGAGCCAACATCAAGTAAACGACACTGTAGGTTTACACGACAGCTTTGACTTAGAACTTAACGAACACTTTGTTATTGAAAGTGGTGTCGTCGGTCTAACCGAAGATGGCGTTATTATTCAGCTAGATGAAGAAGCACTAGAGTTTCTAGACTTCAGTGGTATGCTCACCGAATCCGAAGAAATTGAAGAAATGATGGTTATGGGTGCAGACTCTGATGCATCTGCTCCCGGATCTAAAACATTGGGCGAAGGTTCTAGTCAAGGTGTAGCAGACTCAATCCGTCATAGAATCCTTAATCGTCATCATGATGTTATTGCTAAGTACGGTCCTGTAAGAATCATGGCAGCTATCGAAGATCAAGCAAGCGGTCTTGACGATCTAGAAGAAATCGGTTCAAGTGACATCAGCATTTGGACTCGTCAAGTTATCGATGATCTAGAAAAGGGGTATTATGATGATATGGATATACTCCCAGTCAAGCGAGATGTAACCGAAACGTCAGCAGATTCTGACATCTTTGTTAAGGTTGTAAAGAGCGACGATCCTTTCCAAGTAGTTTATGATGGTATCTCAGGTCACTTCGGTGAAGACGCCCGCATGAAGCTACAGGACATATATGACGATGTTGTTATTGACCATGGGTTCCACCCTGACGATGATTTTGAAAAGATCATTGATATTGTGATCGACCATATCGAAGCTGATTACGGTGAAGGTGGCTCACAAAAGCCATACTATACAGCATCAGATGACGAGCTAAACGAAATCAAAAGACTCGCTTTAGGTCAGAAAGAAGACGATCTTGAAGAAGGTTGGGGCAAGAATCTCCTAATCGGTGCTGCATTACTTGCAGCTATTCTAGGCGGCAACAAGATGCAGTATGATTATGCTCTTAAGCATGATCCACAACTCTCAAAGCTAGTTGGTTTCCTCGAGGTTGCTCAGGAAAGAGGCGATGAAGCTAAGGTTAAAGAACTTAAAGACAGAATCAAAAAGACATACGATCACTTAGCAGTTACAGATTCACCAATTATGGGAGATGATGGTAGACCAGTTGATCCTGTATATGAAGCTGAATATCAAGGACGCAAAGTTCCTCTCGGTAAACCAATGCAGGGAGATGTCAAGAAGTCAAAGGTATACGTCAAGAAGCCAAACGGTAAAGTCGTAAAAGTAAACTTCGGTGACAAGAACATGCGTATCAAGAAGTCAAGCCCTTCACATCGTAAGAGTTTCCGCGCAAGACATCATTGCGAGAATCCGGGTCCTAAGTGGAAGGCTAGATATTGGTCATGTCGAGCTTGGTAAAAACTATCTGTGCTTGGATGTAGAGACTAAATATTATTATGACTGAACAAGCACCAACCCAACCAAAAGCAGCAAAGGGCGGCGTATTTTCTAATGCCGACATTCCCTTGATTAAGTCTGCATTGCTGTCATACGCACAGACCCTTGAGAACGATCACCCAGACATGAGCAAAATCTCTTTGCTAGTCCATCGTCTAGGAAGAATCTCGGCGTAGTGTATGTCTAATCCAAGATACGAAGTAATTACTCAGGAAGACCCGGACACCGGTGACCTGATTATTCCTATCCCTATCCCCGTTCTTAAGCATTTAGGCTGGAAAGAGGGTGATGACGTTGAGATTGACGTTGGGGAAGATGGACAAATCTATTTAAAGAAAGCAAACACATGATTGATGACGGAGATAGCTTAGACACTGTTACTACACTGTCTGGATTAGATTACTGGAGTAACAATGTGACCACGAGTACTACACTGGGAAGTACCGGGTCAACTGGTACCTTGCGTACTACCTTAGGAACCGTTGGTTCAACAGGTGCTAGTAATGTTACTTGGACTACCCCCGGAACAATCACTACAGGTGGTTATATCAATACAACTGTCACTGCACCTTCTCTTACCTCAGGCAATTGGTTAGGCAACGTTACTGTGGGCAGTCATCAGGCTGGCCTCCGAGTAGCAGGTGATGCACATTTTGATGGTGAGATTATAGTGCAAGGTGTTAAACTTGCAGATAGACTTGACAAGATCGAAGAACGCCTAGGTATTCTGCGTCCTAATGAAAAGCTAGAAGAAAAATGGGATGAGCTAAAGGCTCTCGGTGATCGTTATCGTGAGTTAGAAAAAGACATTCTTGAGAAGGAGAAGATTTGGGACTTGCTTAAGAAATGAGCAGGTTCGTGAGTTAATTTATGGCTAAAGAAAGTACAATCAAAATAGAAGGAGATGTGATTGACGTATTACCAAACGCAACATTCAAAGTCAAGCTTGACAATGGAATGGTTGTGTTGAGTTACGTATCAGGAAAAATGCGGCAGCATGAGATTCGCATTTTGATGGGCGATAAAGTTGAAATTGAAGTAAGCCCATATGACTTATCAAGAGGCAGAATAGTTCGACGTAAGTAGTCACTTTTGTGATAAATAGTCTCATGAGAGAATTTATCACGCTTCTTGAGGAAAAATCAAAACCCCAAGACATAGAAATCATCCCCCTTAACTTCACTGAGAGTGAGGTTTCTCCCGTTATGGGTGAAGACACCTTAGAATTACACTATAACAAATTAGCTAAGGGGTATGCACAACGCTACAATGACAAAGAAGGTGATCCTGAGTTTAACTACGCAGGAGCGTTCTTACATAATACTTGGTTTCCTCAGTTCAGAGAAGTGAGAAACAACAACAAACCTAACGGCCCTATGCTCGGCTTCATCAACAAACATTTTGGAAGCTACGATAAATTCAAAGATGATTTTGAAGAAGAAGCAATGAAGATTCAAGGATCAGGCTGGGCGTATCTAGCATACGATGGAAAGATCAAAACAATCAAGAATCACGAAGTCCGAGATGACATTCTGTTGCTCGTAGACTGGTGGGAACACGCCTGGATTCTAGATTACGGTTCAGATAAGAAGAAGTATCTAAAAGAACTTTGGAAGATCATCAACTGGAACGTAGTGAATACTCGCTGGGGTAAAAGTCTATGAACTTAGATGAACTCAAGCGCCTAGCTGGTGTTACTGATCACCGAGGTATTCCTACACACAGCGAACCACTTGATCGTAGCAAGATTACTGCAAGGCCCGGCACAGATGAATGGTTTAAAGCCATGTTCCCCGTGAACGATATGCAGATGCCAGTTGGATTCAGAGGCCGCAAGAAATGAAACCATTATGGGAAGCAACACGAGATTTGCACCACGCATGTGAAGCGCATCCAGTCGGAGCAGCAATGTCTTCTGGAAAGCCACCTATGATTTGGTATGCAGCGTGGATTAAAGCATTATTACAAATACATTCATTTATTGACCCGCATGCTCCTAAATCTATACAACGCACTGAAAGATTGATACAGGATGTTAATAGCGCCGGAGACGTTGCTGAGTCAGTTGCTGCAAACGACTACATAAGAACACTAGATAACGCTAACGCTCTCTCAGGGGCTTTATACGTGCTTACAGGGGCACATCTAATGGGCGGAGAGATAATGAGACGCCGCCTTGTGGGGTATCCTACCTTACATTTGGAGTGGGACGAGCGTAAAGATGCACTAGCTGAATTACAAATTCTAAGAACAAGGGGTGAGTTAGGACAAGAAGCAAGAGATTGTTTTGCTGCATTGCTTTCGGTAATGGATGAAATACAAATTAAGTATCCATTGGATGCCGAATAATGAGAGCCAGAGAGTTCTTACCCGAATCGGTCACTTCGTTCGGTGATCAGATTCAATCTCAGTTAGGATTGAAGGTCTTTAACCTCCATGATCATGGAAATACTATTGAATTAGCTTCGTTGATTGTCGGTAAAGACAAGCAAGGACAAGGCTTAGGTAGCAAAGCTATGAAGATGCTGATAGATTACGCTGATGAACATGGTAAACGCATCACATTGACACCTGGATTGCAAAATAAGATACACGGAACTACTTCTAGGGGTAGACTCGTTAAATTTTATAAGCAGTTTGGCTTCAAAGAAAGCAAAGGTAGAAACATTGATTATGCACTCGGTGCTGGAAAGATGTATCGTGATCCTAAGCTAGATGAGATGGCTCTCCCTGCACATTGGGATCCTGCTGCATTTGGGCATGACAAGTCGTTCAAGAGTCGCTTAGATTACACTCTACAGCGTGTCCGTAGACTCGGAGGCGGTTCTAGTAGAGTTGCATTCATCATTCCCGATCAGGGGCGTGAAACCGTGCTTAAAGTCGCTAAGAACCGTAAAGGAATGGCACAGAACGAAGCCGAAGTAGATATTCTCACAGATGGTTATTTAGGTAGACTAGACATTGTTATTCCAATCGTTGACTATGATAAACTTAATCCACAGCCCACCTGGCTTCAAACTGAGTTAGCAAATAAGGTAAGTCAGACTAAGTTAAGAAAGCTGTTACACTGCGACAAAACCAACTTAGGTATCTCACATTTCACATATGCAGTTCATAACCTTTTAGGTAGCAGGAAAAATTACATGCCTGATACAAAGAAGATCAAAGAAGACTTACTTAGCGCCGGACAAACAGAACAAGATGTTGAAATCTTCTTTGAATACGTAGATGAGGTTGCTGATTTAGTTAACTCATCAGGACTTGTAATCGATGATTTGGGAAACGCATCTAATTGGGGAGAATACAAAGGTAAACCAGTTATTATTGATTTGGGATTTACTGAAGCAATTAAACCAATGTACGCAAGAGGATAATGTCATGAGAGCTAGAGAGTTTATCATAGAAGGTTCTAACACCAGTTTAGAGAACGCCATAAACAAGATGATAGGCGGGTATTTGCACGGTAGAACTAGAGAAAAGAATACTTGCTATGCTCATGTAGGGCAGGAACTCGCACGACTCAAACCTGATGATGCTACTATCAGGCTTTGGGGTAGAAAGCCTAACCTAATCGTTCACGGTGACGCTGTGCTTTCTGACGGCACGATAATATCAACTATATCCCCTGACAAGTATGAAAAAGTTGGGTATGAGATAGTAGACACAATGCCACTAGATGCGTTATTAAGCAAGTTGCCCGACTCACTTGATGAGAACGAAGAACCTATCAGAATCAAACTAGCTGACAATTCAGCGGCTAAAGCATGGATTCAAAAAGTATATGATATGTTCCCGCAACAATTTCAAAATAACCATGTTATTCCACTAGGTGGAACCGGTGATGATCAACAGTTTGCATTGTTTGAACTTACACCTAGCTTTAGCAAACGCGGCGCAGTAGAAATCAAATGGATTCAAGCCTATCCATTACGAGCAGGTGCAGGCACTAAGGCTATGAAGATACTACAAGACTTAGCACGAGAAGATGGTATCACTCTAACACTCTATCCATGGGATAAGGGTACTGTGAAGCAAGGTAATCTAATCAAGTTCTACAAAAAACAAGGTTACAAGCCCCTCAACAAAAGTAAAAATATGATCTGGGACCCTTCAAGCGATAAGTGATTTCAGCCCAAATTGATAAATACTATCAACAGGGACTGAGAAATGAGCATAAACGGTCAACAACCAATTAATATCGGATTGCCGAACGAATCTATAGGCAGCGACGACCTATATACGGCGTTCACTAAAACACAGGTAAACTTTTCTACATTATTCACTTGCGCTAGTCCTTATACTAATTTCGTAGGACTAACCGGTATCGGTGTGACTTCTAACGCTACCACGGGAACAGTGTCTATCACTAACACCGGCGTTACTAATATCATTGCCGGTACAAACATCACAATCAATCGTGCTAACGGAAATGTTACTATTTCATCAACAGGAGGCGGCGGTGGCGGTGGCGGAACTGTAACGAGCGTAGGGCTTGAGCCAGTATCAACCAGCAGAATCGTCGTGACGAATTCTCCCATTGTTTCTTCAGGAAACATCGGTATTGATTTAGCAACAACAGGTGTTGTTGCTGGAACATACACTGCTCCCACAGTAACACTTGATGCGTATGGTAGAGTCACTGCTGCTGCTAATACAACTAGCAGCGGTACAGTAACGAGTGTAGGAATCATCCCTGGTTCAGGTATCGCAGTTGCGAGTAGCCCAGTTACTACTGTCGGCAACATAACGGTAACGAATACAGGTGTTGTAAGATTGACTGCTGGACTTGGAATCACGCTTTCAGCACCCAACGGAATCGTTCAGATTTCTTCTGTTTATACAGGATCGGTGACCTCAGTAGGAATCAACAGCGATACGTTGAACGTATCAGGTAGCCCTGTCACATCATCAGGAAATATTACAGTTGAGTTGCCTTCAGCAATCACACTTAGCGGAAATATTACTGCTGCAAATGCAAATCTCGGTAACTTAGTAACAGCGAATTTCTTCTCAGGAGACGGTGGATTACTATCCAATCTTCAAGCTCCTACACTCTCTAATATCTCCAACGGAAGTAGCAATGTAAGAATATTTACTAACGGAAATGTTACTACTAGTGTTGCAGGTAATGCGAACATACTGGTCGTCACTGGAACTGGCGCCAACATTACCGGTACTGCTAACGTCTCAGGAAATGCAAATGTCGGGAATATCGGCGCTTATGCTGGTGTATTTACCGCAAATATTACTACTACCGGAAACATCTATGCTAACTTAGGCATCATTGGTGCTACGTCATTAGTGGGTACACTCACTACTGCAACTCAAACTAATATCACTAGTGTTGGTACTTTGGGTGCGTTAACTGTAACAGGTAAAGTAACTGCTGGACAATTACAAGGTGACGGCGGCAATATTAGTAACATTCAAGGTGCTAATATAAGTGGTGCTGTTTCATTTGCAACTACAGCAAACTCAGTAGCCGGTGCAAACGTGTCAGGTGCAGTTACTACTGCTGCTAATGTTACAGCTACATCACTTCCCGACGCCACTGATACATATCGTCTTACATATGTAGCCGGATCTTCTAGTAGCACGGGGCTCAATGTAGATGGTGCCTTGACGTATGTACCTAGCAGCAATACATTAACAGCAGGAAATATAGTCGCTAGCACTTCCTTACAAACAGCAAACATTACAACCGGTGCTAGCGGCACTGCAGGCACAATTACCGGCAATTGGACGCTAACTAGCGGTTCAAGAATGCAAGCTACTTACGCTGACTTGGCAGAATATTATCAAGCTGACGCAACATATGAACCAGGAACTGTTCTCATGTTTGGTGGTGACAATGAAGTTACACTCGCAGCAGAAGCAACAAGTAGAGTTGCCGGCGTAGTATCTACAAACCCTGCATATGCAATGAATTCTAGTTGCCCTGATATTGCAGTGGCAGTTGCATTACAAGGTCGAGTACCTTGTAAAGTTCAAGGGACTGTTAGAAAAGGCGACATGATGATCAGTGCAGGCAGTGGCTACGCAGTAGCTTGCAGTGAGCCTCGTTTAGGTCAAATTATTGGTAAAGCATTAGAAAACTTTGATCTCAGCGACGGCGTGATTGAAATCGTAGTCGGCAGATTATAAACATTATAGGATTTCAAGAATGATTGATAGTATTAAGATTACGAGTTTAACTAATATAGGTGCAAATCTATCCTACACCTCTATATTCCCCGTAGTAAACGTAACGGGAACTCCGATCACTAACAAAGCCAATCTGCAAATTATAGGTAACTACATTCTTAGCCAAGCCGGCGGCGCAAACATGGTTCAAGCTGCTCAAGCTACTCTTGCTCAATCGGTAGTCAATGCTGCACAACCAAACATCACATCAGTTGGCACCTTAAGCGCCAGTACATTGAAAATCTCAGGTGGCACGAGTGGGTATATTCTTAGAACTGATGGTTTAGGAAATCTAACTTGGATTGCCCCAACTTCTACTGTATCGGGTTCAAACGCTCAAGTCCAGTTTAACAATGCAGGTAGCTTTGGTAGCTCAGCCAACTTTACATATGACAACGGTAATAATATTCTTAATGTTATTAGAGCCAATGCTAGTTATCTAACAGCATATGAATCAGTGTCTACTGCAAATCTTTCAGCTAATGGTCTTGCTACAATAACACGAATCAATGTGACTAATACAGCAAACTTAGGTTCTGTAAGTAATATTACAATTACCGGAGGAAGCAATGGTCAAGTTCTCACGACAAATGGTAATGGCGTACTAAGTTGGAAAAATGATGCTAACAGTTCATATGGAAATAGTAATGTAGTTACGTTATTATCAGCATTTGGTAGTAACACTATCAGTACGACCGGTAATGTTTCAGTAGGTAATATTATTGCCAATAATTTAGGTAACATTGCAACAGTCAGTTTAACCGGTAGCAATACCAATGTACTCTACGGCAACGGTGTATTTGCAGCCGCAAGTGGCGGCAACGCTAACACAGGTAATGTTACATTTAACGATATCAATGTCATTGGTACAGGTAACTTAAACTTGCAACCAGATCCTGCTGATGCTGCCGCATATGTAAATATTTACTTGACCGGGGCCGCGGATATACATATGGCGGCCGGCGCCGCTGGTGCCAATCTTATTTTGGGTACAGATGAAGAAGCCAATGTCGCTGTTTTACAGGGCGGCAACGTGGCCATACAGGCTGGTAATGTCAGTGGCACAAAGACTTGGAACTTTGACACTGCTGGTAACTTGACCTTGCCATTGAATAGTGTTGTTTATGAAACCAACATTCCGGACCAGGGACTTAGTGGTAGTGCTATTGCTTTAAAACCAGCAGGTGGAACTACTGCAAATCAACAGTTATTAATATATCCGACCGCGAATGACGGTGACCATATACACTTGACAAGTGGAAACTTGTATGCAACCGAACTGTTTTTAGGTAGTGATAACTTCTATGTTAAATTAGCAAACACAGGTAATGTTATTATCAACAGCAATGATGGTAATAGTAATAGTGCTATGTGGACATTTGACCCTGTAGGTAATTTAACAGTACCCGGTGATATCATCGGACCGGCAAATGCTAACTTAGTAGTCTATGCGAATGCAGGAGTTCATAGCTTCACTTTTGCCGACGATGGCACATTCTATGCACCGGATAATGTTGTGTTAGGCGGTACTACTATTGATATCGGCCCGGGCGCAAATGCCTTAAATCTAGCAAACTCAACGCTTGTCATCAGCAGCACTTCTAATGCATATATTCAGGCTGTTATTAACAACGTATCTGACAACGGTTCTGCCGACTGGGTAGCTCAAGGACATCTTGGCAATGATGACGGTGGTTGGGTTGACATGGGATTTACTAGCTCGTTCTACAGTGACCCTGATTATACTATCACTGGTCCAGGCGATGGTTATATAATCACTCAAGCATATCTACCGGGTCAGGCACCGGCTGTAGGAAACGGAAGTCTAGTATTTGCTACTGGTGAAAATGGTACACAGAAAGATATCATCTTCGGTACCGGTGGCTTCTTAACAGCTAACATCTTTGGTAGAATCAGTGATGCAAACAATGCATTAGAGTTGTCTCGTGCAGGCAGCAGCATTGACCTTATTGGTGGCGGCAATATCAGCAATGCTAATGTTATATCAGCAACTTCTTTTTCTGGTAACGGCAGTGGATTGACTAACTTACCGGTCCCTACAGTCACACAAGATATCACCTCTAACGGTGCTATGAGTATCATGCTCTATGATGGTAACATAAAGTATAATAACTATGCTACAGTTGAACCAAGTACTGGTAATATTGCAGGTAATAATATCAGTGCGTCTGGTAATATTTCGGCTAACAACTTTACTGGTAACGGTGGCGGCTTATCTAATGTTGCTACTAAAGTTGCAGGTAGTTGGACGCTTGTATCCGGTACTAACACAGTGAGCCTTTCGGTGCCCGGTAGCGGCACTTACACAATCTGGGTTAACGGTAATATTCCAAACGGTATCATAACTTACACTGCTACTGCGGTTGTTACAAATACAAATGTACCAGTACTCGGTGATCAATATGGTTGGTATTACGCAATTGGAAATGCGTTAGTGCTTACGTCAATGCCCAATCAGTTTGTAGGCACTGCGGGTAATATCAGCAATGTTAATACTTACTTAGGTAACACAGCTAATGTGTTTACATTCGGTATCACTAACAATAGCGGTGCTAACGCAGTTGTTAATTATGGTTACACTAAACTTTAATAGACTAAATAGTATAAAGGAAACATAACATGGCAGCACCATTAACAGTCGGAGCAGGAATAGATATAGGCAGTGGCATCCGCGTCGGCTCTGCTGCATCACTAACAACTACTGGCGCTCAAAACTATGCAGCAGACGGCCCAGTAATGTCTACTTTCAGAGTACTGAACAGAGGTGGCAACTGGGATGAATTTTATGCAACTTGGACTAATGGTAGTTGGTCATGCGTAGAAATTCCTGGATCAGTAGTCACTAATATGACTATTCCCAATCCTAGCGAACCGGATGGTCCAGACATTACTATTACAGGAGGTACATTTATCCTAAATAGTTCTTATAGTTTCACGGGATTGGCTTAAAAGGAAATAACATATGTCAATAACAATCGCAAGCGGAATAACAATAGGGCCTGGAATTGCATTAGGCGGAGGATCGGGTGGCGGACCTCCCGATCCTGCTACAAACACAGGTGGTATCAGTCTGGCAGTGATCTCTGGGTTGCCACAAAATCTATATCCTGCTGTTAGCTTATTCGCTGGAACTTATAATGCTCAGTTTATAATCAACCCAGCCAGTACCTATGGCACACCTGCAGGATTTACTTTTTTAAACAACTGGGACTGGACACAGTTTGATCCAACTTATGTCAGTGTGACCACCACAATGAATACAGATGATACTGCCACTGCTCTCAGTGGCGCTAACAATGCTGTTTTGGGCTCATATGTAATTGCGCCGGGCACCAAACGCATGTTCAGCGTGACTCACACAGTATGGTCGGGTGGTGTAGACAACGACGGAGTTGGTGTAGGCAGTGCCACCACTGACTATACAGGCTCTGGAAAATATTTAGGATTTGACAACCAGGCTGTTAGCATATACGATGATGGCAGTGTTTGGACCAACGGCGCCCAAATAGATTCTGGCAATGCAATTTTTGAAACCAATGGTCAAATCATTGATGTGGCAGTAGACACTGTGAACTTCAAGATGTGGTATAGAGTTGCCGGCGGTGCTTGGCAAGGTTAATAGAATAGGAAATAACATATGTCAATAACAATCGAAAACGGAATACAAGTAGGTCCTGGAATCAGCTTTACTGGACCACCGACCGGTGATCCCTATATAGCAAACGTAATCTCTTTAATTCCTATGACAGGAACAGTAGGTGCAGCACCCACTGTTACGTATGGTACAACTAACACTCTTACCTCTTTCGGAACACCTCCGGTGATCTCTGCTGCACAGTCCAAATGGGGAACAACTTCTACTGTGTTTGACGGCAACGGACATCTATATTTGTCAGTTCTTCCTTCTATAAGCGGGGACTTCACTTGGGAAACTTTTGCATATCCGGTTGATGTTTCAGGTGTAGGCATGATATTTAGTAATTATACTAATACAGGCGGTCGTGTAGTTTATATACAAGCAGGTACACTGATTCTTAATAATACCGGTACACCAATAATATCAGGTGGAACTGTAATAGCCAATGAATGGTGTCATGTTGCGCTATCTCGTACTTCTGGAACCACAAAACTTTTCCTGAACGGACAACAAGTAGGAAGCTCGTTGTTGAATGATACCTATGACTATAGCGGTCAATCAACTAATTTGGGAATCGGTGGATATGAATCATCACCTACTCTTTACGAGTTTGACGGTTACATGAACGATGTTCGTATCACAGTCGGTGTTGGCAGATACACTTCTAACTTCACACCAGCTACACAACCTTTCCCAGCATTCTAATTAAAAAGGAATAGGTATGAAATACCCGCGCCCTGTGATTGATGTGACACAAGATCCAGGGTTGCATCGTATTCCTATCGTCATCAAACCGGTTAAACTACCAATGAACATTCCTAAGTTTCATTGGGTGCGTGACAAGCCTGATAGTAGAGACTATCTCTATAGACCAACTACTGACAAAACACCGGCTACTGTTGATTTGAGAGCGTTCTCAACGCCCGTAGAAGATCAAGGTATATTAGGTAGCTGCACAGGACATGCTGTTGCAGGGGCGATTGAATTGATCAATAAGAAAAACAGGATTGTAAATGAAGTTAGTAGGCTGTTCATCTACTACTATGAACGTCTACTGATTGGAACTGTCAACTACGATAGCGGGGCTTATATCAGAGATGGGATCAAAGCTACGAATCGTTGGGGCGCACCGTTAGAAAATTTATGGCCCTATAACATATCCAAATTTAAGACCGCCCCAAATTCAGCAGCAGTACAAGACGCTGCTAAACGTAAAGTAACGTTGTATGAACGTGCTTTGGACTTTAATGCATGTATCAATGCTCTAGCAAACGGATATCCTGTTATTATTGGATTTACAGTCTACAGCAGCTTTGTGAGCGGTAATTGGGATCGTACTACTGCTGTCATGCCCTATCCTAACACCCGCTCAGAGAGAGTCCTAGGGGGTCACGCAGTGCTTCTAGTGGGGTACAATAGCTCTACACAACGCTTTATCGTGAAGAACAGCTGGGGGACGAATTGGGGCGATAAGGGATACTTTTACATGCCTTATCAGGTCATTCAGAATACTAGCATGAGCGGTGACTTTTGGGTCATCAAATCCGTCACCAACCCATAATCGAACGTAAGTCATTGATTCATATGGCCGTAGGACCTAATAGGACCGCATTAGAGCGATCCTAAGCGGGGGACGTATCTAAGCATACCCCCGGTGATTTTAGGGGATTCTAAAGCGTCCTAGGGACCTACAAAAAAGCCCCCTTCCGGGGGCTTTCCTGTCTTCTTAGCGATCTTCTTAGCGATCTTGCGGAAGAGAATCGATCTCATTTAGGATTGCTGAAACTTCTGCGAGGTCCTTAGCGACGAGCTTCACACAAGCCCATTCATCTCCGGAATCACGCCCGTTCACTTCTACCATATATGCATTGTCATAAAAATAAACGTTGACACACTCGCCAACCTTAGTCAGCTTGTCACTGACCTTTGCAATAACCTTAGCCATTCACTGCCTCCAGTACGTCTTCGACAGTGACATCCTTGCGGGGACGAGACTTGATAGAGTCAAGCGAGGGCTGCGACTTTACACGAACTTCGCCCTTACTAGCTTCACGCTCCTTATCGTACAGCGTCTCCTCAATCGTAGCCTGATCTTCAGGTGACGAGAACTCCCTGCAAGTAAGCATGTACTTAAGGGCTTCGATCTTAGTCATTTCGTTCGGCAGTTCGATGAAGTCACAGCGAGTGGCGCCGCCCTTAGTAAACTGCTTCACACGACGAACCATGTCTTCGGTGAAACGAACCTTAGCATTACCATTATGAACAGTGATGCCGACAACCTTAAAAACTTGCGTAGTCATAATAATCTCCTTCATAGAGTTTTAAACAACAGTGCGAAATTGCACTTTACAATATTAACAAAATAGGGTACCAAAGTCAACGACTTTGATACCCAAAATGCTTTAGTAAGCATTTGCCCCTTCTGAAATCAGAGCCGAACCGTAAAGGGCCCGGGCCTGTTGAATCGCAACGAACGGGTTCGGGGCCTGAATAGTTACCTTCATGGGGTAACCGCCCGAGTTACGAATAAAAATCCAATAGTTATTCATCATTAGCCTCCAAATGCCATAACAAAAACAAAAACAAGAAACATACTATACACGACGAACTCACCATAAGACACCGTATAGAAGGATGCCTTAAAGATAATTTCTTTGAGTTTTTGCATTTTATGCCTCCAGTACATAGGGCTTGTTCCACTTACCAACGTTGATATCAGCGTAGTAAGCAATGTCGAAGTAATCAGTCATAGCGTCAGAATTGTTATACCAATCCGCGCTCTTGAGAGCCTTGAAAGCTTCGGTAAGAAACTTCTTAGCGACACCTTCGTAATGCTCATGGAACCAATAGGGGTTAACTTGGTCACGACCAGAGCCAAAGTCAATCTTACCCGACTTAAGAGTAAGGACAATGCTCGAATGATTGCGAACCGAAAGCGAACCCTTGACGCCATACTTCTTGAGGATCGGCTTAAGAGCAATAGCGATCTTCGACTTCTTTTCTTGATTCATATAAGCCATTTTTCGTCTCCGTTGAATCACTTTATAAACATACTATAGCGGAAAGGGTACCCTAAGTCAAGCCTTTTTTCACCAAAAAGTGAATTATTTTGGCTCTTAAAGATCAATGACTTACGCATCCTCTTTCTTTACGTATTCGCACTCATAAGCGGCCCGACCGCCTTCGGGGAGCATTTCATAATGCTCACTCTTACCAACGAACCCCGGAGTCCAGTAGTCTTCGGCGGGGACGAAACGACGGGCAATCCACTTGCCGTCAACGTAGGCGAGTTCGTAAGGGGTTTCCCACTCTTCACCTGCTTGAGCAGCATCTTCAACGATGCGATAATTAATGACGTACTCCCTGGAGCCATCATTGCTGTACTCAAGAAGATTTGCAAGAGTCGGGATACCGTCACGCTCAATGCGGGCCTGCTGGGCAGGGGTGATGTTCAGGACGACATAGGTCTCGCCGCCCTTGAACTTCCAATTCTGCGGGCATTCGCCCTTACCGTCCCAAGTATGAGCGCCGTAGTTTTCGCAGAACTGGGTGTCAATCACGAGCTTCATATTGCGTCTCCGTTTTCTCAGCTTATGATTTATAATAGCAAATCGGGTACCCGAAGTCAACCTTTTTTTGCCAAAAAATCAGCCAAGATTGAACTTTTTTGCCAGTTCAACGTGTCCGGCAATCGCTTCGGTACGGGTCTGGTACCGAGCCAGAACCTCGGATTCACCCGGGCTGAACAAGCAAGACTCATAGGTATACCCCAGATCAAACCCAGGCAATTGGGGCAGTTCTA